ATTTCATCAAACCGCTGAGAGCATGTTGGACACTTATCACTCTCAACAAACAAATCTCTTTCGTTGGTGTGGTTCTTATGGTTCAACTCGATTTTAGATTGAAGTGATATAAGACTATTATGTTTCTTCTTTTCTTTTGTGAGTTCCTTCTTAACATCAAGGGTCTTTAATTCATGGGTTAGCTTATCCCGCTCAATGATCATATCCCCAATCTTTTCTTCGAGAGAAGAATATTGAGATTGAAGATTTTTGATTTTATCATCATTGGTTGATTTAAGGTTATTCAAAATTCTTTCGATGTATTTCCTGCTTTCTTCTTTTGCCGTCATTTCAATTTTATTGGCTTCAAGGGCTGATTTGTTTTCCTGTAATTTCTGACGGACAATAACATTCATCACCGAGAACACCTGAATATCGAGTAGGTCTTCAATAACAGTCCTACGATCAGCAGGGGATAGTTGCATGAAAGGAACAAATGATGCTGCCCCAAGAATAACAATCTGGGTAAAGGATTTATAGTTCATCTTGAGAATGAACTTCTCTAGATGATCCTGATAATCTTTTGACTCAGAATTTTGATTAAGAAGAACATCATCACAGAAAATTTCAAACACCGTTGGTTTGATACCCCGACGAACAAGATAGTTCTTACCGTTAGTGGTAAACTTAATCTCCACCAAACATTCTTTTCGGTTTACTGAATTAACTAGAAGGGGTTTGTTGATGTTACGAAACGGCTTCCCAAACAACACAAACGTAAGAGCATCAAGTAAGGTTGATTTACCCGATCCATTTACTCCTACGAGAAGAGTGTTGGAATTCTTATCAAGACGAATTTCGGTAAAGGCATCACCTGTACTAAGAAAATTCTTCCAGCGTATAAGATGAAATTTAATCATTAATCTACATGCTCCACTGAAATTGCTTCATTATAGATATCACGCATAAATCTTTTCATTTCATCGTTGTCTACTGGAAGCTTCAAACCATCGATATATTTTGTCAGGATGGTTTGGGTATCTTCTGTTTCGTTTACTTCATTATCTTTTTCTGATGTTTGATTGAATGTATTTACATCTTCGACAACAGAGATATCAATCGGTCCTGCCTTATATAGATTGTCGAGAAGAGTTTCAAAAGTAAATGGGTTCTCCCGAGCAAAACAAACAATCTTCACAAAACAATCTTTGAATTTGGTGTAGTCTAAATTGTTTACTCTTTCTGCTTGATCTTTATACTTTACATCGTTGTATTCGATCATCTGAAAAATATGATTTTCGTTCTGATAGAATTCTATTTTTCTTGTGTCGGTGTCAAAGATATGAAACCCTCTAGGATCGTCATGATCCGACCATACGTACTCACAAAATGCACCAAGATAATAAATGGGACCACGAGAAGACTGATGATGGAAATGACCAGAATAAGCAGCATCAAAACGATCAAAGAGAGAAGCAGAGATACCATGTGGAGAAATAATACCTTTGAATAATTCAAAGCCTTCAATTTCAAAGTGTCCCATAATGATTTCAGCAGAAGTATTTTTGATTGCATCCATTGATTGTTCATAGTTCGTTTCCGTTATCCATGGCATGAGTTGAATATCTAATCCGTCGATGTTGATCTTCTTCGGCTCAAGATGTATGGTAATGTTGTCGTATCGTCCTTCAACCATTTCTGTTAGAGAATTAATATCATTGGTGTTCTTATACATTACATCGTGATTACCAGCAATAAAATCACTGTCAACATCACGTTCCTTAAGTTGATCAAGAAAATTTACTCGACAAGCTCGTGCTGTACCAAAATTAATATACTTCCGACGATCAAATACATCGCCAAGATGGATACACCTTTTGATTTTTTGCTCATCAAGAATTTTAAAGAACCACTCATGGGATTTCTTCTGATACTCCAACATCTGAGGCATATCATTTCGAACACCCCAATGAGTGTCTGTAATTAAAGCTACACGCATTATTTTTTCCTTAAATATGAAATATCAACATGAAGTAAATCAACTTTCACTTTCTCTTTTTCCTTGTCATAGCTGTTACCGAAGATGAATTATATTCAGTATCATACTTCTTGATTGCCTTATCGATTACATCTCGAATATCAACCAGCCTTGACCGGAAATTACTTCGTACATAAATGTTATCCCCCCCAAGCATCGACTTGATTAGATGCTCGATCTGGAATGGAACACTTTCTTGTTTCTTGTCGTTCATAGCACAATACCTCTCCTATAGGTCTTTAAGCCGACCTTGTTTCACCTTCTTGCGTTTGATTTTCTTCGCCTCTTCTTTTTCTTCGAAGCGGCTCATGAAGTCGTTTATATTATCATACAATGAAGAAGAAATCAAGTGATTTTCTCCATCATCAAATCTACTAATGATATCATGATGTTCTCCTGCTGCCTGAGAAGAGCTACCAAGGATCATAGTGTACTGAAAATTCTTATAGATGATATACCGGTTTTTCTCTTCCTTATTGATCCGTCGAATGAAAGCATAGAAAATTATCTGGGTGAAATAAGCAAAGGGATTTGTTCCTATCTTAGGATCATAATCCTTGAAATAAAGTATACAGTTTTCTATACCATCTGATATCATTTCCTCTTTGAACGAGTAGTTCATGAAGCATGGTTTGTTGGCCAACTTTTGAGCTATCTTCAAAATACACTCTCCGATGTAGTTGGTCATTCGTGGCTCTTGCTGTTTTAGTCTCTTGGCCTTTCGAACTGCTTTTTTGTATTCTAAAATTTCCTTTAAAAACCGGGAGTTATCGACATAGTGTACTGTTGTTTTCTTTTTTTGTAGAACCATTAATTTTTTCCTTGACAAGCTTGACAAACCTGATATAATAGCTGTGTGCTTCCTTCAATGAATATAATTAATTAGTAACTAGATACAACTAGATACAACTAGATACAACTAGATACAACTAGATACAACTAGATGGAAGTAAGGATATCTAGCTTCTTGATCTGTTCATCAAGAACAGCTTTCCTATTAGGCCACTTGATCATTGGTTTGTTTGGGTCTTTTGACAGATTGATCAATAGAGGCATAAACATTTTCTTTACATCAGCAAGTCTCTTTCTCAAATCAGCAATCTCTTCTTGATTTGAATTGTATGTCTTACTGGTAGCTACAACATCATTTTCATCAGCAAAAGTAAAACCAAAATCATGAGTAGTCTCTTCGATATCCATAAGATTTTCCATCGATTTGTGTTGTTGCATTAGTGTAATTTCCTCTTGTTATTTGGTTTAACAGTTCGAGTAACCTTTTCTACTTCATCTACTTCCGTTTGATCTTCAAACAATTCTTCTTCATCATCTTCTCCTTCAAATTGAATAGAAGAGTTCATCTTATCTTTCATCTCTTCAAAATGTTTATTGCAACTATGATAATATTTGATCATATCATCAGAAGCATGTCCTACAGTTAAAATGCTTTCTTGATAGACAGTAAAAATTTGATCTTCTGATATTCGATTGAAAACCCATTGCATCATTGAGACAGTAAGAATACCCGGAGATGATCCTTGTAGATAAAGAACCTTGAGTGGTTTATGAAACTTAAGATATCCAACACCTGTTTCATCATCAGTAACTTCTTTAACAACAGTTAGAATATCTTCTCCATTGTTTAATCGAATAAACTTTGGTTCGGGATTTAGTTTGCTAGTCTCAGTCATATTAATCACCCTTTCAATTGTATCTTATAAATTTTGAATTGGAATTTCTCTTCGGAATATAGTTTGATACGTTCAATGAAATGTTTGAGTGTATAGTTCTCATGGTTCTTATGTCGTAGATCATCAGCTATATCATAGAGTGTTGCTTCGGTCTTGGTATCTGATTTTCTTAGTCCTCGGCCAATAGATTGTAGATTTCTTATCCTTGACTTAGATGGACTAGCAAAGATGATATTATGTAGGTTCCTAATATTAACACCAGTGGAAAAAGTACCGTAAGAAGCAATAATGATAGCGTCTGTTTCATTTTCGACAATCCTTCGTGTTTCTTCTCGGATTTCTACCTCAGTTTTTCCATAGATGAAGAAGCACTTGCGATCAGTCAATTTTTTCGAAATTATATCGTGTAGTATCTTACCATGCTTATCAACATACTGATAAAGTAAAAGTGTATTACCTTTAAGAGATACAGCTAAATTCGATATGAATTTGTTTCTCTCCTGATTAAGTACCAGATATTCTATTTCTTGTTGATAGGTAAAATCTTTAGCAGCCTTACACATTAGATCATTATATTTGAGTAGAAGACATTTAATTTTTAAGTCAGCTAAGTGTTCTTGATCAATAAGTTCTTTTGTCGAGATAACCTTTAATACAGGACCAAGAAGACCTTCCAATACAAGTTTGTGTGTCTGAGTACCGTCGAGTGTTCCTGTTGTTCCAATTCTATATTTAGCATTTGTAAGTTTCACCATAATTTCAGTTAGACATTTGGCTTTAAATAAATGAGCTTCATCGGCAACAACAAAATCAAATCGATCAAAATATTTCTTGGGTAGACGAAAGAGAGATTGCCATGTTGATATGGTGATGGGTTTCTGAATATCACGATCCTTACCCCCATAGATAAGATGGGTGTTTGTTTCGGTATCCCAATTATTTTTTGTTGAGTAGTCCTGAAAATCAGTAAATAGCTGTCGAACTAGATTTGTGGTTGGTACGACAATCAGACCATTATTACATTCTCCACTATCAAGGAGATAACGAATGATAGAATATATGATCAGAGATTTACCAGATGCGGTTGGTGATAGGAGCAGGGATCGTCTTGCTCTTATGGCATGAACAAATGCATCAAGCTGATAATCTCTTAGAAGGTGGGTTGGGTTTAGTTCTTTGAGATATTCAGTGGCTTCTGCTAAAGAAAACTCATGATCATAAACCTCATTGTCGTATTCCCATGTGTATTTTCTATCATTACAAAATGTAACTACATGGGCAACAAGACCACGATAGATTTGT